TGTAGAGTGTGTTGCAACACCTACCCAATCCCTAGAATTAGGTTCATTGGTAGTAGTTGATAATGGGGTTTCTCCAACTGGTGCAGTAAAGAAATTAACTTTATTATCTACAATATTATAATTACCCTCAATCTTAGTAACCAAATCCCCACTACTATAGTTGGAAACACCTGTACCCATCCAAGGTCTAGTTACCAATAGTCTATTAGTAACACCAAGTCCAACAGAGTCAACCTTCATAATTTCATTACCAATCTTCAACATATCTCCACCTGTAATAGATGTAATACCTGAGATTGTTATCTTGTCTGTAGTTGTTGATACATCAGAAACAAGATGAGTAGTAACTGCAGTAGCTACAATTGGTTGTTGGATTATATTATCAATACTAATAATACATCTAGAATTTTGTTTCTTAGATGTAAATGAATGAGAAGTACCTACACCAACAGCAGTAATGTCTATGAAACTAGGATTAGTCTTTAAGGCATTTTGAGCAGATGTTGCTAGTTGTAATGTCTTATTATCCTTCTTAACAGCATATACTGTAGAAGGAAGTTTATCAGTAACTCCCACACCAGGAATAGACTGGGATGCTATTTCAATTGCAGATGTAGTGCCAGTTCCAGTATACCTATACTCTAGTTCTTCACCAGTAACAAAGAAATGATTAGGAATTATAACACTATCTGTAATAGTACTAACAACAGTAGAAGCTCCTCCTACAAAGTCTCTCTTAAATATAGGTTTTTGTTTATGATTAAGTTCAAATGATCTCTTAACATCAGTTTCAGTTGCAGTATAAGCGCCTGATCCAGTATTAACACTAGCATTAGTAAATGATATGCTATCATTAGAATTAGAATCATCAACTAATCTTAAAGCATTTTGCAATACCCTAACTTGCACATCTGCACCTGCTAAAGGTTTAAATCCTAGATGTGTAAAATCACCACTAATATTAACAGAGAAATCTCCAAGATTTCCTCCTGTTTGAACAATACCATATTCAGTTAAATTTCCATTTGTTCCATCATCAACTACCAATATCTCAGATATTTGATATTGACTATTACTTACATCTTCTATACCTACAATATAATAAGCAGAAGCAAAGGTTTCAGTTTCATATTTTGCTACTGTAGTAATACCAGGAGAACCACTAGAAGCAATAGCAGTATATCTAGTATCTAATGTACCAGTATTCAATGCATCAGTTCCAACTCCAGCAGAAAGTGAATTACCAATACTAACTTGAATAGTATTAGCAATATAAGTACTTGCTGTACTTACTGTAGGGTGAAGATCAATATAAATGTAAGAACCTGAATAGTAGGCACTATAAGTTCCTAAACCAGGAGTTCCTGAAGGACTTCCTAATTCATCAGTATTTAATTGACCATACTCCATTAATTCAACATCAGTTCCATTATGAATCATAGTTAATTCTTCTGTCTCATAATAAGATGAATCACTAGAAGCATAAGAAACCAAGATCTTAGATGATCTGTATGTTGATGCAATACCTACAACAGTGGCAGATGTACTAATACCTGCTTCTATTAGATGGCTATCACTACCAATATTAACAATACTACCAAAATCAGTAGAACCTATTCCAGCAGTAGAATCTCCTACATTATAAGCAATAACAGATACATCATAATTATTATAATCAAATTTCTTAGGATAGAATAGAAGTTGTCCATTATCACCAGATTGTGTCATATCAAATGAACCCAACTCATTTTCAGTCCAAACTGAACCATACTGATTTAAGAAGAAATTACCTAACTCATCATGGAGTGCATTGACAACCATGACTTGTCTTTCACCAGTAAATCTTTTATCTCTAATATAAACAATTGATTTTCTATCTCTTGATCCAGCTAATGCAAATGTATCAACAGCCATGAATGGATCTGTTCTTGCATTGTCATTAAAAGTAGGACTAATATCATCAATTGATAATACTCTATTACCTACAGATTCAGTGTAATCTTTAAGATCTCTAGAAGTAAAAACTATTTCATCTGAAATTATTTTACCATCAATTTCTTCATTCTTCTCACGAGCTAGATCAAAGTCAAATACAGTATTTAAACTAATTGGTTTTACTAAAGCTGTGATGACATCAAAGCTACTTGCATCTTGAGTGGTTGATAATCCAGCACTAACATCATTCTTTAAAACTAAATCACTAAACTTCTTAAATCCTGAAGTATGATTTAATGAAGATACAGCATCTTTCCATTTAGCAATTTCTACTTCAGACTTAATTGAATATGAGAAGTACTGATAATAATCACTATCAAATAATCTTTGCTCATTATCATTTAAGAATCCAAAGTTATTTTTCCATCCCTCATTAACTATTGAGGAAGATTGTATATCATATAAAGACTTATAAGAAATATGTTCAGTAACAGTTGCTTTAGTACCTGAAGCATCTCCAACAACTTCATCTCCCACTTTAAAATCGCTAGCAGAAGAAACTTTTAAATAACCATTCAACATGTTAAATGATTGAAGAACTCCTACTGCTGTATTAGATTCTAAAGTTTCTCCAACATCAAATTGATTTCCCTTTAAAGTTGTTTTAAAGAGGGGGAAATCTTCTTCTCTAATAACTCTACCTATAGATGCTGAATTATAAGTTCCTGGAATTTTTCCACTAGGAATAACTCCAGCTAAACTATATGTTATACTTCCTAAAGTTCCTCCAACATTAGGATCAGTAGCTAGTATTTCACATAACTTATATTCATAATTTGCAGAATTATATCCACTACCTGTACTTCCTACTCCAACACTAACACCCTCAATCATTACCTTCTTACCCACCTCAAATGGATAATCATCTAAAGAACTATAACTAACACCAATAGATATTGTTGCTCTTTGATTAGATTCATTATAATCTGCAGAAGCAATGTTAACTCCATTAGAATTGCCAGTAGGAAGAATGGTAGGTTCAACTTTATTTAAAACTCTAGTATTCTTTAAAACAGTAACATTCTCATCACCTAATTGATAGGTTAAATCTATATCACCAACAACTTTATTAGTTGAACCATCTAATACTACTAATCCTGGAGCATCTAGATAATTATTTCCTGTAGAAGTAATTCCAATATTATCAATAGAAGAAAAACTATCAACTTTAATTAATTGAGGAATTTGAGCTTCTGGTTTAAGAGTCTTATCTGCAGGATAATCAAATCCAATATCTTGAATATCTATACTTGCTATTCTACCAATACTAGAACTTCTTGGTTCTAATATTGCATCCTTACCCAAATCAGACACAATAGTGCTAATACCTGGAAGAGTTCTATACTCCCTTCCAGAACTTAATATCTTTACATCTTCTATAGATCCTTTAGCAGTACTACTATAAGTCTTATAAGAGAATTCTCCATCATCATTAGAATATTGTAATTTCTTAGGAGCACTAGGTATTGCAATATCAAAAGTAGTAGTCCCTACAGATACAACAGATTTAATTCCATTTAAAGAATTTTTAAATAAAACACTACCATTAGAATTTGTAATATTCAGAGTATCTCTAATTATTTCTTTTTTAACTTCCTTATTGGATAAATCATTTACAGGAACTAAATTGTAATATAAAGATTGAGTTATTTCATTAATATTTTTTATAGTTAACTTTGCATTAGCATCTACACCAATTCTTCCAGATGAACTTACATTAAAATCATCACTCTGTCCTGATGAATAGAATATATCATTCATATTGTCATCAGTATAAAGAACAAAATCAAATGCACTATATTGTACATCATCAGCAGCATCATTAAAGAAAGATAGTGAAGAATCTGATAGATCAAATTCAACTTGTTGATTTCTTTCTAAATTTAATTGAGGATTAATAGGAGAAATAGTACCAGCATGAGCACTAGTAATATTAATTACTTTAGGATAAGATCTTAAAGATTCCTCATATTGATTTGATAATTTAATAGTATCTTCATCTACTACAAATACGTAATATATTTGATTTTCTGCTAACCCACCAGATGTAGTAATACCAATAACCTTTTGTCCAG